TACTTGCAGCAGCAGGATTAGATTTAGCTTTTACAGAAAATCCTGGTTTTGATAAAGAAATACGATATAACCTTCCAGAATATATGAACTCTGAAAAAAAAGACTATGCTAAAAATTACAAAAAATACTGGAAAAATGCTCTTGGGCATGATGGTACACCAAAACTAGAAGATTTTTCAGATTATAATAATCCTGAAGCAGAATTTGATACAGCAATACGAATATTTATGGATACTGCACCGCTGTAGTTACAGTTTACACACTCCATCTTCACAATCATCATCTGATACAGAAACAATATATTCATTCTTTTTTAATGGGGCTAAAGGTTTTTTAGATAATTTAGTCATAAGACTACCATGTTGAAATTGTTGGAATAGATTTTCATAACTTCTTATTTGACATCTCTTATAATATATTTCATAAGCCTCCTCAAATTTAAGACTTAATACTGATGCCCTTCTAGCATAATCTACTGATAACGCCTCACATAATTCCAACCTTGTTAATTCCATTATCTAACTCCTTTTGTTTGTAAAGTATGTAGCCTGTTTCACTATATATCTTTCTAGCAAAAATCTCTACAACTTGTTTGTCATCTATAAATAAAACACCATTTAACGAATCAAGAATTGCTTTTAAGTAGTTATCTACATCAGCAGTATTGTCACAATATTGCCCATTTTTCAATTCTTTTTTCTTTTTTGACCAAGACTTAGGCATACCAATAAAAAAGCCTATATCAACACTTACTAGCTTCTCAGAGGGAATAGTAGTTAACCCACAAGTTAATGCTGCCATGTCTTTTTTAAATTGAGTGTATTTCTTGGGGTAGTACGTTGACCAACGTGTAACTCTTGGCCTGGAGGCTGGACAGGGATTTATGTTAAATATAATCCTCATATTGTTCACCTCTAAGGTTATCAATGTCTTGTATAGCAAGTGCCAAACGAAACCTAATTTCTACATCTCTTGGCGTATCTTCTTCTCTCGCTAATTCTAAAGCATCTCTAACATTTTCTGAAATTGCATCTAATTTATCTAATCGTTGTTGTCTATGTCTTATACTCATTACTCATTGTTTTATGATAATCTTCATTTCGAGGCAACATAATGCCCCATTCTCTTGAGAAGTAATTATCAATGTCTTTTAAGTATTGAACAAATTCAGGAATAGTCAATTCTTTACTAGATTTTTCTCTATCTCCTAGAAATCTTTCAGCAAGATCTTTTTTAAATTCCTCTTTGCTTTCTTCACCTTGCTCTTTTCTTAGGATATCAACCCACAAATGATACAAATTGTTTTGAAAATCTGTTCTTTTGGGTTTGTCTTTACTAATTGATACTGTAGCTACTTCACAGTCAGGATTATCATCAAAGAAATTTTGTACTAGAGCCCTAAAAGTTGCTTCTTTAGGCTGATTTCTATAAATAATCCTGTAAGTTGTGTTCATTGTATCATATTATCAATTTGTATTTGTATCATTTCTTTTGCTTTTCGCAAATCATTTATTTGCCCCTCACCTTTATGCTTATACGGAAATCTTGTCAAATACTTTATAGCATTGCCAATTGCCCAATTCATATCATGATCCATAATATAATCTTTAGGCTCTATTTTCCCTTTAGAATAATGTGAGGGGTTACTTATAATGTTAAACTTTTTATCCACCTATCCATCCTAAAAATAAAGCTACTACCACAATACCAAGAAAAACAGTAAGTGATCTATTCTTTAGAACTGTATTAACAACTTCCATTAACTTTTCCATACCTCTCTCCTCTTGTTATAACAAAATAAGACACGCTAATAATTTTGTTTACTAAAACACTAATTTTTATACCCAAATTATTAAAGAGAGCATGCCCTATTTTCTTATAACTTTCTTTTCCAATCTTTTCCGTTGTCTTGTTGTTAAATCGTTAACGCCATGTTGCCACCCTTTAAAATTCATCCTATCTTTTACAGTTAGTCCAGTAGCATTTAATCTTCTAGCAAGTTTTTTATTCATAAATATTAACTTTATTGTTCTAACATTATAGGTTTATCGCCTAACCAACCTATACATTCAGTAACTTGAATAGGATGACAGGTTAATTGTTGTTGAGGAAACAATTCACTACAACCAGTAATCATCATAATTATAACAACTAATGGTATTAACATAAAGATTAACCATGATTGTTTCATATTAATCCTTTCTCATGTAAAATTTTTTGTGTTTCTATAACTGCCCTGTACATTTCTAAAGCTATATTAATATTTCCTGGTACTGGTTTTCTGCCATCATAAATGTCATGACAGTTTAAACATAAATAAGCAGCATGAATATCTAATGATTTTAATCCAATACCAGCACCACTTAAATGTGCCAGGACAACAGTTTCTCGTTCAGGCATACAACCATCAATTCTCATTGTGCAAGCCTCACCTCTTGCTGATTCTCTAATTTTTTTACTCTTACTTTTTGTCATATAGATCTATTTCTACATCTGAAAATTTAGAATAATTACCATTAAAATTACATTTTACAAATCCCATTTGTCCCATTCTATTTTTAGCAATTATCAATTCTGCTAAACCTCTATCTGGTGTATCGTCATGATAATATTCATCTCGATAAACAAACATAACTATATCAGCATCTTGTTCAATTTCGCCTGAGGATCTTAAATCGCTCATAAACGGCCTTTTATTTTCTCTTGACTCTACCCCCCTACTAAGTTGAGAAAGTAGTATTATGGGTATCTGAAGGTCGTTAGCGAGATACTTTAAGGATCTAGTAATGTTTCCTAACTCTGATACTTCCCTTCCTTTATCATACTTCATTATCTGTAAATAATCTATAAGTATTATATCAATTTTTTGGTCTGAGTTTAACTTTTTTGATGTAGAAATAATGTTATCTACAGAAAAACCAGATTTGTCAATTATACTCATGTTTTTATTGCCAGCTTTTGCCAAACCTTCATAAAATTTACTGTTTTCTTCATCATCTAAAACGCCTTTTTCAACCTTACTTAAAGGAATTTCAGTATCTGCTGATATCATTTTCATCATTAACTGCACTTGGCTCATTTCTAAAGAAAAAAACAAGACATTTTTAGTGCTACTTAGATGATTTGCTATGTTTAAAGCAAGTGTAGATTTGCCCATTGATGGCCTACCAGCTAAAACATTAAGTGATCCTGGTCTAAAACCAGAAGTAAGAGCATCTAATGACTTAAAACCACTAGATAAACCAGTACCATTTAGATTAATATCACTAATATAGTCTATAGTTTTGCTTGTTATAGACTTCATTGAATAATCTTTTTGGTCTAATAATTCATTTTCTAATAATTGAACTTGCTCTACTGTTTGTTGATAATTCTCATAAGCAATATTAAATTTTAATTTTTCAACATCATTTTTAATTCTGCTAGTACGAATATGATTGGCATAAATAGATATATTCTTTGTGCCTGGACATTGTTCCATTAAATTTGCTAGAAATATAAAATCATTCCAGTCATAATTTTTGTTAATGTCTTTATCTATCCAGGCTCTAACAGTTATTGGATCAACTGCCTCACCTTTATCAATCATATCTAAAATATTCTCATACAAAATACTTAAATCTGTATCAGAAAAATCAGAAATCTGCAATCCTGTACCAGCAACTTCATCTATGCAAGATGAATCAACTAACAATCCACCTAATACTGCTTTTTCAGAATCTAATGAGTCTGTCTTGCTTTTCAACTCTCTGATTATCGTTTGTTTTTTCATATTTTTCCTTAATTGTGTTGTTTTCTTCAATAGGTGGTGTAGGATCAAAGTCATCTAACTCACCATCTTCCATCATTTGCTGATGCACATCACTATAATACCCCATCTTCCCTCCAATTAAATTCTTCACCATATGGATTAACATTGACTTGCACGCTATCTTCTATCATTTCCCAATTACGATTATTAATAAATGTTTGTAAATGTGGTATAAATTTCTTTTCTGTATTATTAAAATCTAAATTTATTTTAGCAAGTTTTGGCAAAACAATGTTCCAATCTTTGTGTTTTTTTCTAAAATTAGTGAATTCTGTTTCTAAACCACGCTTTTTACCTAAATATCTTATCCTAAAATCCTCAAACAATTGTTTTTGCTCAGTAGATATAATCTCTTTCT